CGTCGGATGTCGAAGATCGGTTTACATTTCTTCTGCCAGATGAGCGAAAGCAGATTATCGAAACGTCGTGGGACGTATCGGTCGATGCGGCCCGCGCCGCGATAGCCGCCATGCCGGGGTGGCGACCGATAGAGACAGCTCCGAAGATGGGGGCGATTATGGTTTCTTGTTTAAAAGGAAGCGGCGAGAGGTTTATCCAGTGCGTCATGCCGTTACCTGATGGGAGATGGGCAATCTCGGTCGCTGATGGGGTCTTGCAATATTTTGACGCAGATAGGCCAACCCACTGGATGCCCCTCCCAGCCCCACCGAAGGAGTCCGAATGATGGCCAGAAAGGCGCTCAAGAAGGCCCGTAAGCCTGTTGACGTGTGTGCGGTAGGCCCGACGCGGGAACGGCTCCAGCATGGCCGTGTAAGGCCGGTAGAGACGATGCGGGCGGGTATCTATGCCTCACAGGTGGATGATACCTGTGTCTTGGACATGATGCGCGAGAAACTGTCGCAGCGGCACTACGATGCAGGCATGAGGATGCGGGAACTGTTCTTCTCTGCGGGCCTGAATCCGCGAACCACGGCAAGCTATCGCGGCGGGTCCACTTTGACCAGCGACCTATCCGACCACATGCCGGAATCTGAGGCATGGAACCGGGCTGAATACAACTCGATATTCCGCAGCCTTGGTCCTTATGCCGTGACGATGCAGAAGGTTTGTTGCTACGACGAAACGGGCGGTATCGATGAGGCGACGGTGAAGGAAGGGTTGAGACAATTGGCGGTCCATTTCGGGTGTTGACGCGAAACGCAAACAACATTAGATTGACGGTTGGGCGCGTTTGCCTAAATTCCGCTGTAGCGTCGAGAACGTATAAACTCATGCCGCCTCACGGGGCGATAATGCCGATATAGGCATAGTGCGTTCTCAACGGTGCTGCGGCGTGGAAATGCAGACACGCAAGTTTTCAGGACCGGATAGATAGGCCGATGTCGGACCGGGAGCCGTGACGACGGAAACGCCAGTGTGCGTTGACGAACTAGGCCAGCCGGAGATAAGCGCCCGGCCCGCACCAAACACACCCGCTGGCTTCGGTCGGCGGGTTTTTCATTTCAGAATTCAAACACAGGGCAGCGCACACAGCATTCAAAGCCTAGCTTGTCTAGAGCATTAAGCACGCGGCGCTGACCCTGTACCTCTGGAGTAACGATGTCTCTAACGCTTGGCCTCACACTGGGATTGACCGGATCAATCGTAGGCGGTGGTGCGTCTACGCCTGACCCCGTTACTGATCCAGCATCAGGTTCCATCAAGTTTCCGCAACTGAATTTCGTTGACGCAGACGACAGGGCGGGCGGTGCTATTCTGACGGTGAATGCTTCGCAGATGTCTGGCTCTGGCGAAGAAATACTGAAACCGACAGATTTTGGTGCGCTTGGCATCGTCGTTGACATGAACTGGATGCGGACGCGGCAGGCGTCGTCGCAGGTCAATTATCTGATCGGTACGAGCGGTGAAACCTCAACGACTGCCTCTCGCCAATTTAAAATCCGTTACGGCGGTCTGGATGGCGACAATATCATTGGCAATTTTGGCATTCAGTTCAACGCTAAAGGAGAGAGCGCGAATGAGGGGGTCACTCTCGCCATAGACCTGTCCTCGCATACGGATGAGGGCCGAATTTTCTTGGTGGTACGGCATTACGACAGCGCGGCCCTCGGCGGCGCTGCGGATACAATCGCGCTTGAGGCATATAGCTGTGAGGATGGGTCGCTACTGGATTCGGACACCTACGCATTTTCGACTTGGGCAGGAAACAGGACTCGGAATTATTTCCCTATCGGCGGAATCTGCAACGGCACAACCGGCGCACTTGTTAAGTCTGGAAATAACGTTGGTTTCAACGGGTCGGTTTCGCTGTTTTTCATATACGACGGCGGGACGGAAGTTTCGACAGCGAATTGCCAATCAATCGCGCTTGGTGCGTCGATCACAGCCACTCTAGGAACGGGCAATTTCCGCATGGCTTACGATTGGTCGCATCCGACCACAGGGTTGGATACGCCGATTTCAAGCGCGGAGCATACGGATCACGGGGCCAAGCCAAGCCCGATGGTCGCTACCGCTTCGTCCAGTGCATCGCTTGGTATTGGGTCTACGCTTCGTCGGCAGACTACTTCTGAATACTTGACTATTGACCACATACACGACGGCAAGATTTTCGGCGTTGCTCCTGGGGCCACGTCCGCCAACATAGCGATTTCCGGCAAATGCTCGGAAAACGGCGAGACGATCCAGGCGCGGATATACGCCACGTCTGACGGCGCAGTGGCCTCGGATTGGGCTGATGTCGGGGTGGTGTCTGGCGGGGCCTTCACCGGGACAATCTCAGCCAACCTGACAAACGGCTGGGCGTATATCGATGCGCGTGTCAAGTCTGACCCGTCCAACGCGAATCTCCTTGCATATCACCGGCTCCGTACAGGCGTTGGTTACAAGGTCGCTGTTCTCGGTCAGAGCCAAATGGATATTTTGTTCGACAGCGTGCAGACATCCGGCGGTCTATCTCTATCGGGTGAAAAGACCGTCAGTTATTGGGGTTTGGTAGACAAGAACGCGGCTGGTGCGAGGCCGTACTGTGAGATCGTTGAGGATGAAGCGCAGCTTCTTTCGTCGGGCTTGATCGCTTTGGCAGAATATCTCGATTCCTTGACGACTGCGCCTGTGCAGCTAATCGGGCATCACGAACAAGGCACGGCCATGTCAGAATGGGCTGACGATAGCGACAGCAATCGCAAATTCTCAGAGAGCGAAACCCTGGCGGTGGATGCCGGATCGGACACGACCGCAGTCTTGCACCAATGGGGTACGTCAGACGCTGGTAGCGGGACGAACTACGAAGAAAACATACTCGACCCTGTGATGCTTGGGTCTGACCCTGGCGGGTTGTCTTATACGCTCAACCATTCTGTTTTGAACAGCCCTGACGTTGGCGACGACGTGTTCGCTTCGACCTCAAGGTTGATCATGTGTCCGCTTACGCGTCATGGAATCAACACCGGCAACAACCCGGCGTCTCCATACGATGAAAGCGAACCGAGCGCAGAAACGACCATCGACAGTTACAGGCAGTTGCGTCAGGAATTGGTCAGTTTTGTTGACAGTAATTCCGAAGCTGTCATCGGAACATGGTTTAATGACATCGTATCGGACACAAACGACAGGGGGCCTCACCAGGCGCTTGATGACGTGCGAGGGAATCCAAGGCTAGGTTTGAGGATGGCGCAGTCCATCACAAAGGGGCTGGGGATTGAGACAATCGCCAATCCAGAGGTGCAAAGTGCCTCACGTTCGGGTGACACAATCACTGTAACGATTTCTCTGCCCAACTCCGGGACGCTGGTTGCAGGCGCTACGCAAACGAGCGGGTCTGTGCCGGGTGGTGAAGACGCGGTACAGGGCTTTGAGGTCTCAGAGGACAGCGGTTCTACGTGGTCGAGATCGGGTTTCACAGCATCAATTGCCAGCGCGGCCAACGGGACGGTCAGTTTGGTAAGGGATAGTTCGACATTCCCTGCCAACACGCTGGTCCGGTACGCCTTCGGCGGGCCGGTAGCGTTCGACGCCAGTTACGAAGATATTGTCGAGGGTCTTCTTTACGAGGCCAGAGGCACGGAAGGGACGCGTGGCGTTACAACGGCTATTGAGGTCGGTATCCCTGTAGCGGGCGCGACACAGGTAACAGCGGCATGACCGGCGCTTACGAGGTATAGGAGAAGACAATGGCTGCACCGACAGAAACAGCGACCGGTTTGTGATTTACTGATGTATACAAACAAGCACGATCCGTACACAGGCGGTTCAACGTTGGCGAGGGATGCCTTCATTTATTCAGCGAGGATTTGCGGAAACACACAAAAGTCTGTTGCTGCTGCCGTTAATTTGAGTGTTGCGCGAGTAAGGCGTTTAGAGGCGAGGTTTCAAGTTTGGTTTGTGCAGAAAAGCTACTATCCTGAGCAAGAATGGACAGCCGAACAGCAGTATTATGAAACAGCGATGCACGGCGGCGAACAATGATCGGCAGGCCTTCTCTCTACACGCAGGAACTGGCAGACGCCATCTGCGAACAGATAGCAGAAGGGAAAAGCCTTCGCACAATATGCAAGGCAGACGACATGCCGGGAGCGCGAACAGTCCATGATTGGCTAAGAGATAAGCCAGACTTTTCGCAGCAATACGCGAAGGCCAGAGAGGACCAAGCAGACTTCTACGCAGATGAAATCATTGCGCTAGCCGACAACGCCGAAGACGTGAACAAGGCCAGATTACAAATCGACACAAGGAAATGGGTCGCATCCAAACTGAAGGCCAAGAAGTACGGCGACAAGGTGACAAACGAATACACAGGCGAAGGCGGCGGGCCTATTCAGGTAGAGTGGACAATCGTTGACCCGAAAAATCAGCCCGCAGATTCCTAGGGTATATGCCCCGTGCCTTCAAAAATCACGATACAAGGCGCTTAGAGGCGGGAGAGGTTCAGCCAAGTCTCACACGTTCGCGGAACTGGCTGTTGCGCGTGCGGTGGCTCAGAAGGGCCTCAGAATGGTTTGTGTTCGTGAGGTGCAGAAGACGTTGAAGGAATCGGCCAAGCGGCTGATCGAAGACAAGATAGCAGCGCACAACGTGCTGGATATGTTCAAGACAAAGGAATCCGAAACAGGCACGCCCGGCGGCGGTGTTATAATTTACCAGGGGATGCAAGACCACACGGCTGAATCGATCAAGTCGCTGGAAGGTTTTGACATCGCATGGATTGAGGAAGCGCACACGCTCTCGGCAAGAAGCCTTGAACTGTTACGGCCCACAATTCGCAAGCCCGGTTCTGAGATATGGGCAAGCTGGAATCCTCGCAATGCCAGCGACCCGGTTGATGCATTCTTCTGCGGACAGGAACCGCCGGAAGGCGCGATCAGCATCAAGGCGAACTACGATACAAACCCGTGGTTCCCTGATGAACTTGAAGCGGAACGGTTACACGACAGAAAGACCAACCCTGACAGATACGCTCATATCTGGTTGGGAGAATACGAACCGATGGCGCTTGGCGCTATCTGGACGCGGCAGGTTCTGCATGAAGGACGAAGGTTAGACACGCCGCCCATGAAGCAGATTGTCGTCGCTGTTGATCCTGCTGTTTCAAGTGAAGATGGCTCGAACGAACATGGCGTTGTTGTTTGTGGTTTGGGTGAGGACGGCAGGGGCTATCTTCTCGATGACCTGTCGTTGAAAGGCACGCCAAGACAGTGGGCGGACAGAGCCATAGCGGCTTTGGACAAGTGGGAGGCTGACGCCATCGTGGTTGAGATAAACCAGGGCGGCGACATGGTGAAGCACACACTCAATTCAGCCCGTCCCGGTGTTTCTGTTCGGGAAGTGCGGGCGACAAGAGGAAAGCACGTCAGGGCCGAGCCGATCAGTTCGCTGTATTCGTTCGGTAAGATTTCGCATGTCGGCACCTTCCCTGAACTGGAAGACCAGATGTGCAAGATGACAGCAGCAGGATACGAAGGCGAAGGTTCGCCCGACCGCTGCGATGCGATGGTGTGGGGATTCACTGAGTTGTTCCCCTCAATGACCAAGAAAACAACCAAGAAAGTCGATGCGCGGGGGTCTCCCGGCATGGCCGTAGGGATTTGTTGATGGATGACGTTCTGAAAGAGGCGAAGGAGTTCTTCGAAGCCGCAGAAAGCGCGGAGGCGGAGAACCGGGAACGCTGGATTGAAGACATGCGCTTCGGTCGCATGGGTGAACAGTGGGACCCCCGCGTTGTTGCGGCGAGACAGCGCGAGGAACGCCCGTGTTGGACGTTCAATATGTTCCCGGCTTTCATTCGGCAGGTAACGAACGACGCCCGCCAGAACAAACCGCAGATCAAGGTATATGCTGTTGACGATGAGTCCGACGACGACACAGCGGAAATCCTCAACGGGCTAATCAGAAGCGTCCAGGTCCAATCGAATGCCGATGCTGCTTACGACACGGCGATAGATTTTGCTGCATCGATGGGTGTCGGGTATTTCAGGGTCAACGTGGATTACGCGGCCTATGATTCCTTTGACATGGACATCACTGTTGACCGCATGACCAACCCCCTCGCGGTTTATGGCGATCCGACATCGACGGCGGTTGATTCAAGCGATTGGAATACATGCTTCGTAACGGACCTGCTGACGGAAAAGCAGTTTGAGCAGATGTTCCCCGGCAAGGAGAAGATCGATTGGGATTCCATATCGAGCCTGGATAAGTCCGACACGCTGTGGTTTGAAGAAAACGCGGTCAGGATTGCCGAGTTCTGGAAGCGGGACGAAATCGACACCGAATTCCTGATGTTGTCTGACAAGCAGGTGCTTGAGCAGTCCGTGTATGAAAAGCAGAGGGGAATGTTCGACGCCGAAGGGATAATGGTTGAGGCAACCCGTCCCGGCAAAGCGTACAAGGTCAAGCAGTACAAGATGAACGGCCACGAGATTCTGGAGGAGAACGATTGGCTGGGTCGGTATATCCCGATTATTCCTGTCTACGGTGAGGAAGTCATCATCGAAGGCGATAGGAAGTTCTTCTCGTTGACGCACTTTGCGAAGGATGCACAGCGGTCTTACAACGCATGGCGCACCTACACTACCGAAGTTGTCGCGCTTGCTCCTAAAGCGCCCTGGGTCGGCCCTGCTGGCGCGTTTGATGTTGACGCAGAGCGTTGGGCGACAGCGAACACACAGAACCATGCCTATCTTGAGTATGATGCTGACGCAGTAGCGCGGGCAGGCGGAATGCCGCCGCAACGCCAGCCGTTTGCAGGCATCCCGGCAGGAGCATTGCAGGAGGCTATGAGCGCGTCTGGTGATATGAAGTCTGTCATCGGTATTCATGAAGCTGGATTAGGTGAGAAGTCGAACGAGCGGTCAGGCGTTGCTATTCGAGCAAGGCAGCAGGAAGGCGATACCTCGACATTCCATTTCGCGGATAACCTGAACCGGGCCATCCAGCACGCTGGCAAGATAATCGTTGACCTGATTCCCAAGGTCTACACCCGACCACGGATGGCGCGAATCCTCGGCATGGACGGCTCGGCAAAACGTGTCCCGTTAAATCAGGAAGTCATTCCGAAAGAGGATGAAAACGGCGAGGTGCAATACCTCCCGGCGTATAATCTGGAAGAAATGCCGGATGGGGTTGTTCCCCGCATCTTCGACATGACGACAGGAAAGTATGACGTGGTTTGTGAATCCGGTCCGTCTTACAACACGAAGCGGCAGGAAGCCGCTGACCAGATGCTTGAACTCATGCGGGGATGGCCGGAGGCTGGGCGGTTGATTGGCGACTTGCTTGCAAAGAACCTTGATTGGCCGGAAGCCGACGAAATCAAGAAGCGCTTGCAACACCTGTTGCCGCCTGAATTGAAAGGCAAGGGTGATCCGAAGGTTGCCGAGGCGATGAAGGTCATCGAGGCGCTCAAGGCTGAATTGCAGGCCGCGTCAGACGACAAGCAGGAGCGCATGGCGAAGGTGCAGACCGACATCAAGAAGGTCGAGATTGATTCCTTCAAAGCGCAGACAGACCGCATGAAAGCCAACGCCGAAATCGCTGGCAAGCTGACAGAAGAAGACAATCCCGACAATTCGTTTGAACTCGAACGGATGAAGATGGACCACACGTCCAGAGAGAAGGCGCTTGATCTCGGGTTGCAGATACAGCTTGCACAGATGAAAGCCGAAAGCGACCAGCAGGGCGATGTGTTGAAGGCCATGCTTCAAGAGTTACAGAATTCAGTCAACGCGATGCAGGGAACACCATCGCAGTAATTCCTTCATAGAGAAGGTTTCGGACGCCGCCCCCGCTGGGCGGCTTTTTTATTGGAAAAATCATGAGTGATGAAACGGAAGAACTGTCTCTGACAGAATCCGTTGATACGGACGCTTTGCCGGAATCAACGGAAGGCGAAGCGCCTGAGAAGGACCAATGGAACGCAATTAACGATGCGGATGACGCGGACCTCGATCAGGAGGCAACCGACGATTCCGACGACTCCGACAATTCGGAAGACGAGCCGGAACCGGAGTTTGTAGAGATTGATTGGGAAGGCAAAAGCTATCGCGTCCCAGCCGAACTCAAAGACGGTTTCATGCGCCAAGCCGACTACACCCGGAAGACGCAGGAAACAGCCGAACAGCGCAAGGCAGTCGAAGCCAGACAGGCAGAGATTGAACACCAAGCGCAGGTACAGCGTGAACACATTCAGGACGTGGCGGAACTAACCGCAATGGACCGGCAGATTGAGGCTTACGATCAGATCGACTGGCGACAGCTTCAGCAGGCCGACCAAGCGGAGTTCATGCGGCTGGATTGGGAGCGCCGTCAACTCGTCGAACAGCGAAACAGTAAATCCGAACAGTTATCCAGAAAGCAGCAGGAAGCCCTCGCAAAGCAGCAACAGGATGTTGCCAAGCGGCGTGAGGAAGGCTTGGCCGCGCTTCAACGGGAAATCCCGGACTGGTCGGACGAGACAGCCCGCGCAGTGTCCGAATACGGCACGAAACAGGCTGGTTTCACAGAAAGAGAAATCGCGACGGTCATCGATCCCAGGATGGTGAAAGTTCTGGATAAGGCCCGTCGTTTCGATCAACTCCAGGCCAAAGCCCGTGAAAAGCCAAAAGTCGAACAGAAACCGGTAACGCCCATCAAGGCGCGAAAGGCATCTGCTCGGTCGGATGTCGGACGAATGACCCCGGCGGAAATGGCGAAGCATTTGGGATTGCCTGGATAACCTAAAAGGAATCCAGATATGGCTAACCGCCAATTGAATGCGGATATCATCGCTAAAGCTGCGGTGACTATCCTTGATAACGAACTTGTAATGGCGAAGAAGGTTTTTCGCGGTTATGAGGAAGACCTTTCCAAAAAGGTGAACGGCTACGAAGTGGGCGAAACCATTTCTATCCGCAAGCCTGCTGACTACACCGTTCGTGATGGCGCTGTTGCGGCTGCACAGGACGTTGTTGAAGGCAAGACCACGCTGACCATCGACAAGCGCAAGGGCGTCGACTTCAAGTTCACTTCCCAGGAACTGACCTTGGACATCAAAGACCTCGCGGAACGGGCCATCAAGCCTGCGATGATTCAGCTTGCCAACCAGATCGACGTTGATTTGCACGCGCTCTACAAGGACGTGCCGAACTGGGCCGGTACGCCGGGCCAGACGATCAACTCATTTGCGGACTTCGCCAAGGCCCCGCAGCTTCTGGACGAGTACGCTGTTCCTCAGTCGGATCGGTGTGCTGTTCTTTCCCCTGCCGACCATTGGGGATTGGTTGGGTCTCAGACTTCGTTGTTCACCGATACCATCGTGAAGCCCGCCTATCGCAAGGGCAACATTGGTATGATCGGCAACGTTGACACCTACATGACTCAGAACGTCGCCACCCACACCACGGGTTCCGATGTGACGGGTACGGTCAACCAGTCGATCACAACGTCCACGATCACCTATGACGCAATCAAGGACACCAACCAGCAGACCATCACCGTGGCAAACGTGTCGTTGAATGCTGGCGATGTTATCTCGATTGCCGATGTGAATGCGGTCAACCCGGTAACGAAGGCTGACCTTGGTTTTGCCAAGCAGTTCACGGTCGTGTCCTACTCCAGTAACTCGGTGGTGATTTCGCCAGCGATGGTTTGGAGCGGCGCACATCAGAACGTGGCTGTTGCGTCGGGTACGTCCGACCTGAACACCAAGGCCATCACCTCGGTGCAGACGGCAGCGGGTTCGTATCGTACTAACATGGTGTTCCACAAGAATGCCTTTGCTCTGGTAACGGTGCCGCTGATCTCGCCTCCGGGTGCAACGGAAGTCGGTCGGCAGTCCTATAAGGGAACCTCAGTCCGAGTCATTCCCGTTTACGACGGCATCAACGACCATTCGATGTGGCGTCTCGATGTCCTGTACGGCGTCAAGACGGTTGATCCGCGTTTGGCAACCCGCCTTTCCGGTACATCCTAACCGCCATTTTGAAGGAGAAATATCATGGCACTTAAAGAACTCTCTGATGGCGGTCCTCTTGGGACTCGTCTCGGTCAGTCGGCTACCGATCTGGTCGGATTCCACGGGGCAACCCCGTCCGATCAGTACGCGGTGGTCACAAACACTTCCGGCTCACTGGGTAACACCAATGCCGCAGTGGATGCGATTATCGCATTGCTTCAGGAAAAAGGGCTGATGGCCTCCTAATGAAGCTGAAGATTAGCGCGAGATGCTGTGTGGAAGACTCCACGATGGAGGAAAACGTGCGGCTCTCGCCTGATCTGCCGGAACCGCAAGGGGAAGGGCCGCTTGCCTTGGTTGGCGGCGGTCATTCTCTTTCGGACCATATCGATGAATTGAGAGCTTGGCCCGGCGACATTTGGGCCATCAACCAGACGGCGGGATGGTGTCAGGAACAGGGAATCGACTGTTATTTTTTTACTGTAGACCCCAGCACACGAACGCATGAGTTCTGTTCTGGTGAAGGCGTGGTTCACGCTCACTGCAACCCGCTGACGTTTCAGGGCGCGGTTTACAAGACGACGGGAAGCATTCCAGGGCCCAATACGGTGGTTGCCGGGTGTTTCCTCGGCGTAAAGGCGGGATATCGACCTATCCACATATTCGGGGCGGATTCCTCTTATGGGGAGACCTCGCATCTGTACCGCAACGAGCCGATTGACGGGCTGGTCGAGGTTGAATGTGGGGGCGACCTGTATCTGACGAAACTTGAATTGATCCTGCAAGCGGAACGGCTGGCGGAGGTCATTCGGGACTTGCCTGAGTTCTTCGAAAACAGAAGCGGCGGTTTTCTATCCGCCTTGGTTAAGCATGGCGATTACGACGTAACGCGGGTATCCCGCAGCATTCGGGACAGGATGGAGTTTGAGAAATGAGCGACGAAACAAGACCCTCTGGTAACTTTGAGGCTGTCACGCCCGGCACGGCGCTTTCTGCTGAGTCCCGGTCTGTCTACATCGGTGTGACAGGTGATGTGGTGGCACAGAATGCCAGCGGTGTGAGCGTGACCTTTAAGAATGCCGTACAGGGGTCATGGCTACCGATCAAAACAAGCCTGATTGTTGCGTCTGGAACTGATGCAACCGATCTAGTGGCGCTGATCTAGTGAGCATCACGACCTATAGCGAACTGCAAACAGCAGTCAGAAACCGCCTTGGTGGCCGGTCTGACCTGTCCGACGCGCAGATTCAGGAATTCATTGAACTTGGCGAGACCGAGTTGAATACACAACTGCGCCTAAGAGACATGGAAACCAGCACAACTCTTTCGTTGTCCAGCGGGGAACAGTCCATCGACCTGCCGACAGGGTACATTGAAGACATTTCGCTACAGTATCAGTTCAATGACTACGCGATTGAGCGGAAGGCGTTGAAGGACCTCAATAGGGCTGTTGACGATGCAGCTACTCGTCCAAGGTTCTATGCAATTTCCGACGCCATCGACTTCGAAGCCCCTTCCGATGGCAGTTATTCGTTTACCTTTGCCTATTTCAAGGGTTACGACCTCGCCACGGATGACACAAACACGCTCCTGACCAAATACCCCAAAACATATCTGTATGCGTCCCTTGTGGAAGCGGCAGCGTATTCACGGAACGGTGAACGGGAAGCATTCTGGCAGGCCAAAAGGGATGAGGCGGTCAACAGCGCAAACCGGGTGGACGGTAGGACGCGTCGGAATGCCAAGATGAGAACTGATGACGCCTTTGCAAGTGGGGGTGTTCGGTACGATTCAACGAGGCTGTCCCTGTGATCCAGTTTGGGCAACATGCGCCGGATCAGGCTGCGCTCGATAATCCGGGCGCGAACGAGGCCAAAAACTGCATCCCGCGCACGCAAGGGTCATATGGGCCGCTTGGCGGGTTGAGCAGCATTTCTGACGCTATCAACGAACGTCCGCAGGGTGCTTTCTCTGCAAAGGACGGCGACGGCAACACTTACACGTTTTGCGGCGACGACACCGACCTTTACCGCCTTAGTGGCGCGTCATGGTCTGAAATATCGAAGACCACAGGAGCCTATACGGTGGCCGCTGACGGCCATGTAGCCTTTGCACAGTTCGGCGATAGGGTAATCAGTGTTAATGGCCACACAGACACCCCGCAATCGTTCGTATTGGGGTCATCTAGCGACTTTGCAGACTTGGGCGGGACGCCGCCAAGGGCAAGACGGATCGGGGTTATCAAGGACTTCGTTTTCCTTGGCGATACATGGGATTCAACGGATGGGTCTGTAGGCAACAGGGTGTGGTGGCCTGCGATTAACGACCCAACGGATTGGCCGACAATCGGATCTTCGGACGCGGCGCAGAAACAGTCGGACAGGCAGGATTTGCCCATCGGCGGGCGGGTTATGGCGCTCACAGGTGCTATCGGGGGGATGGATGGCGCTATTTTCATGGAAAAGGCGATATATCGCGTTCAATATCAGGGTCCGCCTACTGTATTTGGATTCTTTGAAGTTGAGCGCGATAGGGGTGTTTTGGCCTCACGTTCTCTAGTGAATGTCGGGCCGTTCGGATTCTATATCGGAGAAGAAGACCTTTATCGCTTTGACGGTGCCGGTTCCACACCAATTGGGGATCAACGGGTGTCGAAGACGTTCTTCAATGACCTTGATCAAAACCACCTCGATAGAGTGTATGGCGCAGCGGACACGATCAACAAAATGACGTTTTGGCTGTACCCTGGGTCGGATAATGTGGGCGGTCAGCCTAACCGATTGTTGATTTATAACTGGACGCTTGATCGGTGGTCCGTCGCGGATACCACG